AGTAGATTTCGGTCGTCGTCCGGTGCGGCCCGACGCGAGGAAGCATCCGAGCGACCGGCTTGCACGCATCGAAGATCGGGTTCAGCCGCGACTTCGCGTGCCGGTCGATCATCTCGTCGGTCTGCATTGTCCACGAGATCGGCCCGGCGTCGTTCGCGATCAGCCACGGCACCCAGATGTCCGCGACGAGCGTCCCGCCGATCTGCACCGCCTTGCGGAAATGCACGCGGCGAACTAGCGGGTTTTGCAGCGCGTCGAATATTGGGATGAGCCAGGGTGAAATCCGTACGTTGAACGGACCCGGTGTCGCGTAGGACTCAGGCAAAACAATATGCCGCCGCGCCCAATCGTAGATCGGCGCGAGATCAGGCTGCGGAAGGCGCAGCTTGTTAAGGAGGGTGTCGGAGGCGGTCAAAGTCCATTCGGCGATTCACGCGCCAAGAATTTCACGAATTGCGAGAACACCCGCGACTGGCTTACGCCGCTTAGGGTGCACCACGCGGAGAAGCTGGCCGCGATTGCAGGACGCACGCGCACCGTCACGCCGACGGCGCGCTGATCAGGCGCAAGCGGCTTGCGGCCTGCGCCCTTGCGTTTGCCTCCTTTAGTTGTTTTCGTATTTTGCAAGATCATTGAAGTGCTTAACTTGCCAAACGAGCAGCGCGTGCTTTTTGGTTCCGACCGTGACGGTGCATCCGAGGATTTTGACCGTCTGCTTTGGGGCTTTTTTGGCTTTCATTGAGTTCATGCCAAAGACCATATTCCTAGTTTGATTGATTGCAAGCATTATTTCAAACAATCCCAACAATCTTCGGACAATCCCTCCGAGCCTCGCAGAGCTGGCGCACGTCGTCCTCGCTGATTCGGTGATTCTGCAAGCCGTAGCCTCCGGCGAGGTTCTCCGCGCTTTGCCGGTCTCGACGGTCTCGCGTCCGGCGGACGACCGCAAAAGACGGGTCCGCGTTCTGCCAGTGCGTGCCAGCGAACCAGAACGCATGATCGAAGGCGCCGCCGCTCTGCCGGTGATTGCCGAGGTCGAGGCGAATACCGTGACCGGATCGAATCACGATTGGCTTCTGGTATCCTCGATTTTCGAGTGAGCGATAGTCTGGATCGCCGTGCGTGCGCTGCGGCACCGGCTGACGATCAAGATCAAGGTCGGCCTCGGAGTGATGGCGAAAGACGTTTCGCATCCGCGCTTCGACCGCCGTGACGTGACTCGGAACGCTCGCAAGGTAGGTCTGCGGCCTAGCGTTGTTCCACGGCCAGATGAACTCGTCGGCGTCCACGACAATCTTCCAATCGAATCCCGACGGCTCTGCGAGCAGAGCGTTGACCTTGTCGGTCTTTATGCGGTCGTCCATGCCGGCCGGAAACTCGAAGTCGAGCACGCGCACGTTGCTCGCCGCTTCAAGCACTTCGCGGGTCCGATCCACTGACCGCGACACGACCGCTAAGATTTCGTCGGCCCATGCGTAATGCTGCACGAATAATCGCGCGAGAGTTTCTTCGTTATAGAAAAAGCAGATCACCTGAACGCGCGGAATGTTCACGCGCGGACATCTCGCATTTCCAAAAAGGCCACGAGCTGTTCCTGTGTAATTTCTACGCCATCCCACCAGATGCGCCCGTTGGCTGGCGACGTGTTTTCAAACTGCAAAACGTGAACACCGTACCAAGTCATTGAATTGCCATAGGTCGCCGCAATTCCCGCAGCAAAGATTTTCCGAAGCTCCTTATACATTATTTCTTGCATCAGGGAAAGATTGGCGCGTTTACACTTTGCTTCCACGATCTGGATTTTATTTTCCCGCGTATCACGGAAAACCCAGTCAATATCAGAGGCCGTGAAGCCTTCCGAGCTTGGCTTGCACGCGCTCCGAACCCAGCCGCTGAAATCAAGGTTCCTCGTTCCTAGTCGTTCATTATTGTTCATGTTTGTTTCTGGTTGTGTTGGTTGTCTATTGCCTCGGCCTCAAAGGTCGCGATGTTCGCGTTGATCACCTCGCGGATCTCTTGCAGGATCACGCCGCCCTCGACGTTCAATTCCGCCGCGTTCATGCCGACGCCGCGCGGCCCGAGTTCGACCTCCAGCTTGAGGCGCAGAAGTAGGTTCAGCTTTTGACCCAGAGTTACGAGCATCGCCTCGACCACTTCGCGGTCGATCACGTCGCCGGCCTCGCGTTCGTTTTTGGAGCGCGCAAGGCGGATCTGCTCGCGCATGAGTTCGGCTTTGAGGTCGGCAAGGTTCTTTGTGGCCGTGTCTTTGCCGATGACGTTCTCCGCGCAAAACTGCTGCCACGCGGTCAGGTTCTCGCGGCGTCCGTCTTCGTGCTTTTTCGGTGCATTCGGGAAGCGATTGCGGGCATCGTATATAGCCTGCCGGGAAAGGCCCAGTTCCTTCGCAAGCGTCGTCGTGTCCTTGATCCAGCCGTCCGACTGCTCGGCTTGAAACTCGTTCAGCGCCTTCCGCTCCGAGGTCGTCAGCGTCTTCCCGGCCTTGAGCTTCTTCCCTATGTTGGAAAGATTTGCTCTTGAAAGAATGTCCGCCTCGCTTGGCTTTAGATCATTCATTGTGAATATACTCGAAACCGGCGCTAATTCTTTTGCTGGAATTAATTTTTATTACAGACTGCGGACCCGCCTTTGCTGCATGACCAAATCTCAGGCAGCGCCATTTTTTAGATTTTGCGCGATGATGAATCATCCCAGGGTGAGAGGTAGTCGAAAAATATCTAAAGCCCGATTTAACCACCATATTGGCGACAAACTCGCTGAGACAGTTGCCAATGCCTACGCCTTGAAAATCGGGCAACACCACGGTGCGATGCTCTCGCTTGCCGTTTCTGAATGATGCGTGCGGGAAGTGAATAAACGAACTAAAGGCAACGGGCTTGTCGTTCCACGTCGCAACGTAGCATTGCGCGGCGTCACTGATGTTTGCGTCTAAATAGTGATGTCCCTTAAAAATTTGCCATGTTGTATTATTCGTTTTGTAAACTCGGAGCTCGATTGATGGGCGTCGCCTAGGCAACCGCCACTCGAAACGATTCGCGCCAACGTCAAACACCCAATCCGGCTGAAGCCAGTCGATGATGTCGAAGTGACACGAGATCGCAACGAGTTGCGGTGCTTTCTTTCTTCGGATGGTTTTGCTGAGAGCGGCGCAACAAACTTTTGCCACGTCGCGATCAACTACGCTGGTGAATTCATCGAACAAAACGCGCGAATGATTCGAAAGCAAAAGACGAGCAAGTTCGACGCGAAACTTTTGCCCGTTTGATAAATGCCCAAACGGTTTCAGCCAATGAGGCGGCGACGAAAGACCGACACTGGACAGAATTTCAACCACATCTTTTGTCGGGTGCTCTTTCGAAAACCCGTCGAGAATTGATTCGGTTGGGTGCCAATCAAATGATGTGTGCAAATAATCGCTTTTGAATAGTTCAGTGGCAATCGTTGTTTTTCCGCTACCTGATGCGCCGATAATTGCACCAATCGACCAAGACTTTTCTTCAATCGGTAGTGCAACATCCCATTCTGTCACGACTTCTTCTTTGTGCGGAACGTCGAACATGCCTCGAACTTGGTCGACGCGAAAGCTCGAATGAACTTTCGTTCGTCTTACAATGTGACCAATCGGCATTTGAGTCCTTTCTCCGTTAGCAGGTCATAAGCAAGTTTTTGCTGATCTTCGTTTTCACATTCGGCAATGACTTCGATAGCACTAACAATTTGAACGTCTTTTTTATCGGTAGACTCACTTTCGCCCATTAGCGCATCTAAGTCTGATTGATCGAAACCAATTTGGCTTAGATCGTAACCGTCGCTTGCAAGCGATTGGAGCACGTCGCCAAGATTGTCGTCCCACTCCGCCAGCTCCGCCGTCCGGTTGTCCGCGATGGCGAACGCCGTTGCCTCGACGCCCGCAAGTTCGGTCCGCACGATCTGGATCTCGGTCCAGCCGAGTTCCTGCGCTGCGGTCAGCGTCCCGTTGCCGGCGAGGACGATGCCCTTTGCGTCCACGACGATTGGCTTTTGCTGCCCGAATTTGCGCAGGCTCGCTTTGATCGCGTCGAGGTTTCGGCGCGAGTGTTTTCGGACGTTGGACGGGTCGAGCGAGAGCTCGGCGATTTTGGTCGTTGTTAGTTTCATGTGTCAATGTGGCTCGAAAAACGAAATGGGTTTTTTTGCGCTAGGTCGATTAACC